TCGGTTGGAACCCTTGACCCTTCGCAAGTTCAGCGTAGGACGCTGCCTTGTTATCTTCGTTACGACCAAAAGACACCGAGATCTCGTTCTTAATGATATCTCCTAGTCCATTGTTACGAAGCCAGTTAAACGCCGCTTCTTTATTCGCTTCCGTTATGGTAGCTCGATACGTCGTTGAAACTTTTAAGTGAGATCCATCTTGCAGTTTTAATTCTGCTAGCCCCATCTCACTCATCATTGTCGGTATAATATCTCCAGAGATTTTTTCAATCTCTTTCTTTGTATTTTTAATATTATCCTCTTGTAGTTGTAATCTACTTTGTAATGATTCTAATTTTTCTACTTGGTCTGCAAGTGACTGAATATTTTCAGTTTTCTTCATTGCATCTTGTTGATCTGCTTCAAAATTAATTGTCATCTATTTTTCCTTTCTCGTACAAATTAATTGTTATAGGATAGTATTTT